CAGTTGTTTCTTGCTAGGCTCAATCATTCAATACTCCGACCACACTATGAAGTGCTTTAGGTGCGAGGTGAGCATAGATCATAGTGTTCTCTATGTCTTCATGTCCTAGCCAATCTTTAACTAACAGTATCGGTACTCCTCTTTGTACTAGCCTAGACGCACAGGTATGTCGGCATAGGTGGATAGTATAATATTTTTCTTTGGCATACCCTAAATGATGCCTTGCAATCTGCCAAATAGTATTGAGTTCACTATACTTAAGGCTGAATATTTTATCAGTATCTTTACAGTTTTCATAATAAGATTTTAAAGTAGCTCGCACCCTGTCTGTCATAGGTACAGCTACGGCTTTATCGTTTTTTCTTTCGTTAAAATTTATTTGATTATTTTCAAAATCAATAAATCTTTTTTCAAGTTTTAATAATTCATTTACTCTGCAACCTAAATCAATAAGACATTTTACTATGTCATAACTTTGTGCAAATTCGTTTTCTGGTATTCGATACTTGTAAGGCATAATAACAGGCCGACTTTTTTTTAAAAGATAATTAAGTAAATCATCTTCCATATCTTTAGTTAGATAGTGAACTTTAGTATTCTTTGTTGGTCTAGGTTTTGGGAACTTAATCATTTCAATGAATCCGTCTTCCTCCATCTCTTGAAGTACGACTCTCAGGTAGCCCATCTTTTGATTGACAACTGCATTACTATTCTTGTGTTCTTGCTTAAGAATGTCCATCATCTTGTTAACCATAGGTCTAGTAATTTTATTTACTGGTAGATCCCCAAGTGCTTTGATGTTGTGCTTCATTCCTATCAAGAAATTAGTAGCAGATTTAGTTCCGTTCTTTCTTCTTTTATATACAACCCTGGTTGCTTCAGAAAGTGTAGGCATTTTAGTTTTCATGGTGGTTCTTTAAATAGGTTTATTTGTTAGGCATCAGGTCATCTATCATTTCAAGATAACCCTGTTTGCCAAAGGCTATAAGATCAGGGATTGTATATTCTCTTGTAGTAAATCTATGACCACAAGAACATACCCTACGTCTATATACATAAGGTGTGCCGCTTTTATTTCTAAAGCCTTTAGTCTGTTCAGCCTTTCTATAAATAGTTTCTCGAACTTTTATATCCTGGCTGCCACATTTTTCACACTTCATGCTTTTACCTCTTCAACAAGTTTGTATTTATGTCCTAGATGGTAAATAGTTTTTGATACTTCACAGCCTACACACATAAGTTGATAAGCCATAACAGTATCAACAAGTTCTTGTATTAAAGACTCTGGTACATCTCTGACAATGACATTTTCATCTGATATTTTACAAATATGCCTACAAATTAAATCAAGTTCAGCTTCAGTAAAATAATCAAACCATTCTTCATCTCCATTCATAAGTCTTTCTCCCAGAATTTTATTAAACGCTTTAATTCAGCTATCCGCTTCTTAGCGTTGTTTGTTTTCTCAATTTTTCTTATGTTGATTTGTTTCAACATGGCTTGAGTTTCCTTTTCAAGTTCTTC